GGGCCCGGCTCCCCGTGGCCGACGGCAAGGGTCGCTTTTTTAGCTGTGGATTATAGCTCAAAGCGAAACCGCCATCGTGGCTATTACGTTAGCCATTGAAGGGGCGATTCGTTTTTTTGCACGAACCCGCGCCCGTTACGCACTTAACAGCGTTCGCGCGGGCGCAGGCTCGACGATGTAGAGGGTGTGCGGTCTCTCTGGCGTTCTTGGTTATGAGCATAACCGGTCATAACCGCCGACATAACCGCGAAAATTCAGCGCAAACAATGGGTTAAGGGATGCGGTTATGTGGTTATGCAGAAATCCTCGCGCGCGCGCAACGCGCGCGCACGCGCGCGTATATTAATATACACGCGTACGCGCGCGCGTGTGCGCACACGCGTCACGCGTAATCATAACTCATAACTCATAACCACGTTGTGTATGTATCTGTATTTATTCGTAAAAGTGCGGTTATGAGGCGGTTATGAGCGGTTATGTCTGAGTGTGTGAAATGGTGCTAAGTCTTTAATTTTGAGGGGAAAATGACGAAAGGTAGTGCGCTGCAGGAACTCACCAAGGGCATAACCGGGCCCTCTGCCTCAAAGTCAGCTGATCTGGGGAGTGGCGGCGCGCACCCACCGGGCGCCCCAGAAATCGACGAAGCGGCGGAAGCATTCGCAGCGGAGGCGGACCTGTTCGGGGGCGCGTCCGTCCCGGCGCCGAAGCGGTCGCCGGGCCGGCCGGTGGGCGCGAAGGACCGATCGACCGTGCAGCTGCAGGCCTTCATGCGCGCACGAGGCTACCGCGATCCAGCGGAATTCCTGGGCGCGCTGATCTCCATGGACACGAAAGACCTGTCCCGCGCGCTGTGCCTGGAGACGGTGGACGCGCTCAAGATCCAAGCCGCCGCCGCGCGCGACCTGCTCCCGTACTGGCACAGGAAACGGCCGATCGAGGTCGAGCATACCGGCGATGGCGCCCGGCCGCTGATCATCATGATGGACGACAAGCGCGCGATCGCTGCGAAGGGCGACGGCGCCATGTCCATATACGATGGCGAGGAAAATCAGTCGCTTATCAGCCAGCTGGCGGGCGGGTCGCATGATGACGGGTCGCACGACAGAAGCTAAGCACTTGAATGTATTGATCAAAGCAGGGATCAAACCGATGATTGAAAATCAGCAGGTGAAGCGAGGGCTAGGCCATTCCGCCCGCCTCGCGCGCGCGCGGCTAAGAGACCTCCCCCGTGCGCCCGCGCGCGCGCGCCGGCGCGCGGCAGCCTTTAAAAATCCGCGCGCACGCCTCCCCCCGGGGGGGTGTGCTCTCACACCCAGAGGCGATTTTCGACGCCGCCCCCGCTGGCTCTGTCTCGATCCAGCAACGAATGGCAGCCGGAAAATTTTAAATCTGGATGGAGTCGGGGGCCGGGCGCGAGCGCGAGGCGGGCAGTGGGCCCGGAGGCCCGGAGCATGACTGCCCTCAGCCGGAAGCAAGTCGCCGAATTGTGTGAGTGCCGCGTCGATGACATCCCAGCCGCGCCTCGGTTCAGCCTCACGCGCTTTGTCCCGCCGGGGCCGGTTGGCGCGGCCTACATTCGATCGCCCGGCCCCGTTGATATCATCATGGGCCCCGGGGGATCCGGCAAAACCGTCGCCAGCTTCTTCAAGCCTATCCGCTCGGCCGTCGGCGCCATGCCGATCTGCAACGACGGAATCGTGCGCGCACGGGTCACAGTGCTTCGCGACAATTACCGCTCGCTCTACCGCACCACACTGCGCAGCTGGTTCAACTTCTTCCCGCCGAACTTCCCGCAATCAACCTTTTTCGGCGGCGCGGATCGGCCCGCGCAACATTTCCTGCGCTTGTCGACTGTACGGGAGTGGCAGGGACAAATGCGCGAAGTGCCGCTCGACCTCGAAGTCGATTTTTTCGCCGTTGGCGACGTGTCGATCGAGCAGCTACTGAAGTCGTATGAAACCAGCTACGGTTACTGCAACGAAGCCGATCAATTGCACATCCGCGTCATCCCGTTCCTGTTTTCACGCACGGGTCGGTATCCTTCGCGCGACCAGCTCCCGGAAGGCGCAGTCCGACCGCGTTTCGTCTGCGCCGATATGAACCCGCCGAAGCCCAATCATCCGCTACTGAAGGCGGCCAGGCGCGGCAGCTTCAAGGATGAGGACGAGGACGCTCGGGTGACGCCTGCGGGCGAACAAAAGCCGGTTGAGATCGGCGAAGACATGAAGGCCGAGCGAGCGATTAACTTTTTCGAGCAGCCGGGCGGACTGTCGCAAGACGCCGAAAATAGGTCCGGCAAAACCTACCAGGAATATCTCGACGATCTGCGCGTCATGCCTGAGGAAGAGGCGCGGCGCATGGTGCACGGGCTGCCTGGCTTCGCCACTGACGGCAAGCCGGTCTATGTGCGCGAGTGGAACCGGCGCAAGCACGTTGCGGCCGGGACGATTCCGGTGTTGCCCGGGCTCCCGCTAAACATCGGGTTTGACCAAGGATTGTCTCCGGCCGCGGTGCTGTCGCAGACATCAAGCTTCGGCCAGCTGCGCGTGCTGGCGGAGCTCTACATGGGGCACAACGTCGGGTATGAACGTTTCACCCAGGCGCTGCTGGCGCTGCTCCTGTCGCCGCGGTTCAGGGGTCTTCCGCCTGGCGTCTATACGGGCGACCCTGCTGGCTTCACGGGCGTTGACCGCGTGCAAGGCGAGGCCACATGGATGGAAACTGTTGGCCGCGCCCTTGGTCATGCGATCTATCCCGCCTCGACCAATGAACCCGGGTTACGCTGGGAGGCCGTGCGACAACGTCTCACGCACGACATCGACGCTCAGACGCCGGGCATCATCGTGGACCCGTCGTGTCAGATGCTGATCGAAGGCTTCGAGGCCGAATATAAATTCCCGAAATACCGGGAGGGTGCGCCGAAGGCCTATGGCGAGCAGGTTGTCGATAACGAATTTACGAACCCGCACGACGCGCTGCAGTACCTGACCATGGGTTGCTTCGGCCGAGCCGGGGTCATCAACGCAGCTGCACAGGCGGGCCGCGCCGGCAATGTGGTGCCAATCGTCCAGGGCCGGGCGCGTGGTGGGGCAGACTTCAACGTCTGGAACGTGTGATGCTCTCGCTTGTCCACCCGCCTCCGTTCATGGAAACGCTGGCTTTGTGGCTCGACAGCGCCAGCCTGCATAAGCCGATCGAGCGTAGGGCGGCCGCCCTGCAGCTGGCGCGAGCCCAAGTGTGGGGCTTTGCAAGCGATATGCAGATCCTCGCTGCGATCGCCTTTTGGCCTCTCGAGCCTGGATTTGACGAAGTGGTGCTGGCCGGCCGCCCAGCCGGGGAAATCGGCCCTCACATGCTGCGTCTGGCGCGGCTTGCGCACTTAACGTTCGCTGAACGGGCGCAAAGTGGCGTCATCCGCTTCCGGGCCTTGGTTCGCCAGAATCACCGTCCCGGCGAACGGCTGGCGCAGATCTCCGGCTTTCGCCTCCAAACCTCCCGCGACGGCTGGGGATCTGTGCCGCCAGGCTTCACGCTTTGGGTGCGCGAATGGGAAAATTCATCGGCGGAATGTTCGGACAACAGTCCGGGAAGATGAAGGCGGCCCAAGCGGCAGCTGAACGCGATCGCGAGCTTGCCCGCATCTCCCAGGCGCGCGCTGAAGAAGAAGCCCGGGGCAACCAGGCCGACGCGGCCAAGAACTTCGCCGCGGGCAAAAAGGTGCGGGGATCTCGGCTTTTGGCCTCAACGCAGAGCGGCGGGCTGGCGAATACGCTGGGCGGCGCCTGATGGACATGAGGGCCCACCGAGCCCGGGCGGATAAGGCGTGGCAAAATCGCCTTGTCTGGGACACCGTGCTGAAGGATGCGTATCGCTTCACCATGCCCTATCGCATGGCGGGCGATCTTGGCGAGGCGCAGGCCCGCACTGATCATCTTTTCGACAATACCGGCATCACCAGCACTTTTCGCGGCGCCGGCCAGCTTAAGGAAGACCTCTTCCCTACGGGCCAGCCCTTCTTTCGGCTAAAGCCCGGCCCGATATCCCGGGCCGTGTTCAACACTGAACGCAAAAAAATTAAGGCGCAGCAACAGGCGGAGACAGACGGGCCGCCAGGCATCGGCGATAACGGCGGGCCCCCGCTCGACGATCCCGACTCGCCCAGCGAAATTAAGATGGAACGCGAGCTCGATAGCATTACCGAGCAGATCGCGCCGTTCTTTGCGTCTGGCGCCTGGGACATCGCCAGCGCCGATATGTGCCTGGATCTCTACGCCGGCACCGCGATCATGCTCGTGCTCAAGGGCAATCAGCAGAACCCGATCAAATTCGTGACGCTGCCGATCGAGCAGTGCGCCATCGAGCTCGGCCCCCATGGCGAAGTCGTCGCGCTGTTCTGGCGCTCGAAAATGACGCGCCGGCAGATTTCGACCGCGTTCCCGAATGGGAAGTTCACGAAAGAGTTTAACGACAATCTGCAGAAAACGCCCGATGGGGAAGTGGATCTCTGCCAGGACTTCTGGCGCGACGATAAGGCACAAAAGCCTTGGAGCTTCGCGGCCTGGCTGAAAGGCGAAGGGGACGCGCAGGAACCCATTGCCAGCGAAAACTATAAAACCCAGCCCTTTATCGCCCCGATGTTCTATCGCGTTCCAGGGGAGCACATGGGCCGCGGCCCGGTGCTTCTGGCCCTGCCGACGATCAAAACCCTCAACAAGGCCATGGAGCTGACGCTGAAATCGGCGGCAATCCAAATGCTCGGCATCTGGGGATATCGTCCGGGCGGCACCTTCAACCCGGACACAGCGCGCCTCGCGCCCGGCCAATTCTGGCCGATGGCTTCAACGGGCGGCGTGATGGGCCCGGACGTCACGCGCCTCGACGTCAGCGCCGGAAAGCTCGATGTCTCGCAGCTCGTGACCAACGAGCTGCGCATGCAGGTCAAGGCGGCTCTGCACGACATGGAGCTGCCAGACGCCGGGCTCACGCCGAAGAGCGCGGCCGAAATCATGGCGCGCATGTCGCAGCGCAAAGCGAACTGGGTTGGCGCCTTCGGACGGATGATCAATTCGATCAATCCTGTGGTGCCGCGGGTGATGGAGATCCTTCACGATCTTGGCCTTCTCGTCACCAATGTAAAAATCGATCAGCTGCTGGTGAGCGTTGAAAGCGTCTCGCCTATGGCAATGGCGCTTAAGGCCGACGCCTACCGCACGACGATGGACGCGATCATGCTGGTGGCGCAGCTGGAAGGGCCGCAAGGCGTGGCGCGCCGTTTCAAAATCGACAAGCTGCTGCGTCGCATGATCCGCGATCTCGGCGTCGATAGCGACATGGTGCGCTCGCTCACAGAGCTGAAGGCGTTCGATGCTCAGGCCGCCCAGGCCGCGCAGGCACAGCAGCTCGCGGCGGCTGCGATGAATAAGCCGAAGGATTTTGCGGAAGTCATGGGCGCAATGCCCGATCAGCAACAGCAGACGTCGGAAGCGCCGGCGTTGGCTGGGTAAAAGCGTAGGCGAGGGACCCGCCGATGAAGCCGGATTTTTCATCCCAGACGATCGTCTCGTCGCAGCGCGAATTCCATGAGTTCGCGCTGCGCGAGCGCGATAAATTTCAAGAGAAGGGCGCGACCTGGTATCGCGCGACGGAGCATCCTGATCGCAAGGGCCTTGTTCTGGTCGAGGCCTGGAAACATCAGCCCGCCTTCGAGCCAGATCCGGAGTTCTT